TTATTTATATGGTCTATTGTTTTATTATCACCATTGTTGCATCCTAAAAGATAACGATGTAAATAAATTAGTTTACCGTTTGGTGGTCTAGTCCAAATATATTGATTAGTAGCTATTATCCATGATGGATTATTAATAATTAAATTATTTGCTTCTAATTTTAATATTTTTGGAAGACTTACTTCATCAAATATAAATGAAAATTTTGTATTTAAAGTAGTACTTTTATTATATAATAATCCTACAAACATTTCATAATATCTTTTTTTAGATTCATTTGTTTCATTAATTATTTCAACTAATCTATAATTATTATAATATTTATTAATATGAGGACTATCATTTATTATATGACCTTGAAATTCTTGAATTATTTTTATTTCATCTTCTTTATAAAATATAGGAGGCGAATCCATTTTTATAAATTTTCTTTTTATATTTGTTGGTATATTGTCTGATATATTATTATTTTGTAAATTTATTTGTATATTATTATTTTGTAAATTTGTATTATTTTGTAAATTTGTATTATTTTTTATATTTGTTTTTATATTTTCAAATCTAAAATCAAATTCATCATCACTTCGAATTGTATATTTAAATTTATTATTATTAATTTTATCAAATAAATATTTTACAATATTTATATTATAATTATTATTAGTAGTTTGAATATTTGCAATTATTTTTTTATCTTTATAAAACCAAAGAGGATAATATATTATATTATCTAATTTTACACAAATAATTTTTATTAAATATTCTTCATTAATTTTAAATTTTGTTTTATTATTTGTTTCTATTTCATAATATTTGTTTCCCTCAATACTTGTAATTAATGTATAATTATTTTTTATTATAATAATTTTATCATCTATTTTTATTTTGTCTCCGCGTTTTCCAGATATCATATTAAGAGATGTCATTTTAACTTAGATGTATTATGTATTAATTATTTTATAAAAATAATTTAATATTTTAAATTCAATTTTTATTGTTTGATTTTTATTATTAAAATTTATAATAACTTATTAATTAAAAGATAAAAAAAATATAAATTTTTACACGCATATGAATGATTCCAGAATAATTCCAAGAAAACTTGAAATATTCTCTAATTCGAATATGCGAGACCACCCATACCACTCATGATACGAAGAACGTTGTAGTTAACGGCATAGACGTTAAGGTTAAGAGACTGAGAATTAGTTTCAGCAGCAGAACTGTAAGTCATCTGCAAAACAGCGTTATCAATACGAGAAAAGTTGCAGGTACCGCTGGGTTGATGTTCTTCAGGAGAAAGAGCAAATGAGTAGGAATAGATATATTGACGGAATACAGCTTGGGTAGTATCGGTTTTAGTTCCAGTAAGATCACCACCTACACGGGGGACACGAGTGTGATGTTCATAGTTCTGAACCTTGCGGAAATAATCGGCATTACGAACAGAGAAACGATCATGACCGTTAAGTTGAAGAAGAGCAGTTTGAAAAGATTCACCTGCACCAGCATTAATACCAGAATAGTTAAACCATTTGTTTGAAGTAGTAGCAGTACCACTAGTAGCATGATTAGCAGTGGTATGTGCCCAGATAAGTTCCTTAACAGGGTGGTTAAAGTTAAGAGTGACATTCTTATTGGAAGAACCAGAAGCAATAGTTTCAGTACCAGTAAATTGAACCTGTTCAATCAAGTATTCGTGGGAAACTTGGGCGAATCGGCGACGTTCATCGGTATCAAGGTAAACGTAGTCAACATAAAGTTTGCAACTAAGAGTGCCAGATGTTGTTGCAGCAACAAGTTCGCAATTGGTAAGGTCAGCAAGAGGGCGAAGGGTGAGGTTAAGCTTAACTTCATGGTATTGAAGAGCAATCAAGGGAAGAGCAAGACCAGGATTGCGGTTAAACCAGAATTGAAGAGGAACATACAAACGTTGAGTAGTTAAAAAACTGAGACCACCTTGTTGATCAGTATCAGTTGCAGTCAAAGCATTACCAACCATATTGTCATAACCATCACGCTTTCCAGCAGGAACAGTCAATTCAGTCCAGATATTCATCCAGTCACCATATTGACGATCAATGAGTTGACCACCAATTTCGATTTCAGCTTGGCTAACAAGGGCATTTCCAACACCATAAGTCCAAACGTTTGAACCTGCAGTTGACCCTGCTGCAGCACTAATAGGAAGAACAACTTCCAAATACATCTGTTGAATCAAATCACCATTACGAGAGATGGTAGCAGTTACACGCTTGTTGAAGTCAGCAGAACCGTTAAAGGTCTGTTCGATAGATTCAACGGCAAAGTTAGTGTGACGACGGTAAACGACCTTAAAAAAGGTAATCTGAGGGTTGCCAGTAAGATAGATATCTTGGGCACCATAAGCTACAAGTTGCATAAGTCCTCCTCCCATTTTAAATAGATAAAAATAAGTTTGTTGAAAAGTTAAAAGTGATTAGTTGATGATATTATATTTTTAATAAATATTTTTTTCTTGAAATAATTTAAAAAAATTAAAATATTTTGCAAAATTTTTTTTAAAATGAATTATGTTTCATATATAATTTTATTTTTTTTACATCTAAAAATTTATTATAATTATTAGAAAATTTTACAACTATCTAGATTTTTAAAGTTTTATAAAAGATAAAAGTTTTAGAAAAGATAAAAGATAAAAAATATATTTTAAAAGTGCAAAGTGTTGTTTCCAGAATAATTCCAAGAAAACTTGAAATATTCTCTAATTCGAATATGCGAGACCACCCATACCACTCATGATACGAAGAACATTGTAGTTAACGGCATAGACGTTAAGGTTAAGAGACTGAGTATAAGTTTCGCCACCATTAGCAGAATTGTAGGTCATCTGCAAAACAGCGTTATCAATACGGGAAAAGTTGCAGGTACCGCTGGGTTGATGTTCTTCGGGGGAAAGAGCAAATGAGTAGGAATAGATAAATTGACGGAATGATCTTAGGACAGTATCAGTAAATGTTCCACCAATATCACCACCTACACGGGGGACACGAGTGTGATGTTCATAGTTCTGAACCTTGCGGAAATAATCAGCATTACGAACAGAGAAACGGTCATGTCCGTTAAGTTGAAGAAGAGCAGTTTGAAATGAGTCGACACCAGAACTAGTTAAACCAGAATAATTAAACCAGTAATTACCAGTGTCATATGCAGATGTAGCATTAGCAGCTGCAGTGTGAGCCCAGACGAGTTCCTTAACAGGGTGGTTAAAGTTAAGAGTTACATTCTTATTGGAAGAACCAGAAGCAATAGTTTCAGTACCAGTAAATTGAACTTGTTCAATCAAGTATTCGTGAGAAACTTGAGCGAATCGGCGACGTTCATCAGTATCAAGGTAAACGTAATCAACATAAAGTTTGCACCCAAGAGTACCAGTAGTTGCATTTGCAGTTTGAACTAAATCAGTAAGAGGACGAAGAGTAAGGTTAAGCTTAACTTCATGGTATTGAAGGGCAATCAAGGGCAGAGCAAGACCAGGATTGCGATTAAACCAGAATTGAAGTGGTACATAAAGACGATATGTAGCAGTATTATTAGATAATACACCTTTTTGTTGTGAATTTAGTGCTAATGCATTACCAACCATATTGTCATAACCATCACGCTTTCCAGCAGGAACAGTCAATTCAGTCCAGATATTCATCCAATCACCATATTGACGATCAATGAGTTGACCACCAATTTCAATTTCAGCTTGACTAACAAGGGCATTTCCAACACCATAAGTCCAAACACAACCTGCTTGACCAGTTGCAGGAAGAACAACTTCCAAATACATCTGTTGAATCAAATCACCATTACGGGAAATAGTTGCAGTCACACGCTTGTTGAAGTCAGCAGAACCATTAAAGGTCTGTTCGATAGATTCAACAGCAAAGTTAGTATGACGACGGTAGACAACCTTAAAAAAGGTAATCTGGGGGTTGCCAGTAAGATAGATATCTTGGGCACCATAAGCTACAAGTTGCATAAGTCCTCCTCCCATTTTAAATAAGAATTAGTAATAAGTAATAAAGTGATTAGTTGATGATATTATATTTTTAAGAAATATTATTTTTCTTGAAATAATTTAAAAAATGTTAAAATATTTTACAAATTTGTTTTAAAATAATTGTTTTTTTTCATATAAAATTATATTTTTTTACATCTAAAAATTTATTATAATTATTAAAAATTTTTTATAACTATCTAGATTTTTAAACAAGAAAATTATTTATAAATAATTTATTATTTATTATTTATTGTTTATGATTTATTGTTTATTATTTCTTAACAGAAACAAATTTTTCAGTTGTTGATTTATTATAATATAAATATGGTGAATAAATATTTGATATTCCAGTAAAATCTATTTGCATAATATTTGTAATGGGACCTTTTATCTTATTATTTAATTTAATACCTTGTGAATTTAATA